GTCCAGATCGGCACAGTTAGTGCTCTATTTTCTGGATCCAGACCAGATCCGATGACCAGATCAAGCTAGTTGTCTATATAAGACTGCGTTTCTCCTCGGTAGCTCCTCGAGTGGGACTGCTCTGGGACTTGATCTGCATCAAAAAATAATTGCTGATCTAATTTAAAGGTGTCTGGTCACCCCCCGAGGCTAGGTGGCAGAGCTATGCTCTGCTACCATATTTTACACGCTCAGATTTTCAACACCACTTTTTGCTACCATAATAGCGGATAAAGTGTTACTATTGTCCTATATGCAAAATGTAGTCTTTGAACCACATCCCGGGCCTCAAACTGAGGCTTTACAACGATCAGAGAAAGAAATACTTTATGGTGGTGCAAGAGGGGGCGGTAAATCTACTGCTATGACTGCTTGGATGGTCGAACCTCATTATATTGAAAATCCATTATATCGGGGCCTCGTTATTAGAAGAAATTATACTGATCTAAGAGATTGGATCGATAATGCTAGACATATGTGGCGATATCTTGATGTTAAGGTTGTTGGTAATCCGGCTGAATTTAGATTTCCTAGTGGTGCTAAAATAAGAACTGGTCACCTTTCTGATGAGAATAGCTGGTCTGCATTCTTAGGACACGAATATCATAAAATGGGAATTGAAGAGCTTACTCTAATTGATACTGAAGAAAAGTATCTTAGGCTTATATCTTCAGCTCGAACGACCGTACCAGAATTACAAGTTCAAATCTTTTGTACAACTAATCCCGGTGGCCCGGGACATCATTGGGTACGTAGTCGATGGATTGATGAGGCTTATAATAAAACATATACAGATCCTAAAGGAAATACTAGAATCTTTATCCCTAGTCGTATCTATGACAATCCTACTCTAATGGAAGTAGATCCCGGGTATTTAGATATGTTAGAATCATTGCCAGATGAATTACGATCAGCTTGGTTAGAAGGTTCTTGGGATACGTTTGCCGGCCAGTATTTTAAGGATTTTAATAGGGATGTCCACGTATTAGAACCTTTTGAAATACCAGAAGGCTGGAGAAGATATAGATGCATTGACTATGGTTATACTAATTACTTTGCTTGTATTTGGGCAGCAGTAGACTACGATGGTAATGTATTTATTTATAGAGAACATTATGAAAAAGAAAAACATTTAGACTATCACATAGCTCGAATAATTGAGTTTACTGGCGATGAAGATATTTATTTAACTATTGGTGATCCAGCTATGTGGATTAGAAATCCGCAAAACACAAATAGAAGTGATGAAAAGCTGCCTAGTATGCTTTCTATCGCTGATATAATGCTAATGAAGGGTATACCTATAGTAAAAGCAAATAACGACCGTATTAACGGTTGGAATAATATGCGTGAATATTTGCACTGGGATGGTGATGTACATCGCAAAATTATCAAAAAACGGCCCAAATTATTCATATTTGAAAACTGCCAGAACTGGATAAGAACAATCCCGAGTCTTAGTCACGATAAATTTAAAGTTGAAGATGTAGATACAAAAATGGAAGATCACTTAGCGGATACAACTAGGTATCTTTTATTTCATATTGGTCGGCCAGATAAACCATTGCCAGCTAAAAGCTGGGTAATACGTGAGCTCGAATCTTTGGAAAAAATGGATGTAGGAAATGAACTTACGATCAGAAGTTAGTAACTGGTTAGAAATATCCTATTATGATAGTGTTGACGAAAAGTGGAAAAAGTTTCATATTAGTATGGATGAAGTCTGTAAAGATAATGAAGACTTATGGAAAATGGAGTTAGATATTGCTTTACAAGACATTATCTACGAAAAAGAAAAATTAAATATTAGGGGCACAATACAAGATGCATTACGGTAAAAAGAAAAAGAAGAAAAAGAAATCATCGAAGATGAAAGCTATGATGAAGAAAGTTGGTAAAGGTAGTCAACCTAATATGGGCAAAGGTGGTGGTGGTTATTAGTGGCTGAAGACCTTTATCCGATAGGTGTAGAACCTACAACTCCCAAATATAATCCAGACGAGGCTACACAAAAGACAATAAAAGAACTTCAAAAGAAGTTTGTCTTATCTCGCAGATCCAAACAGTCTACAATCAAACATTGGAGAGAGGCTGAGTCTTTATACTCTGGACAACACTGGGGAAATTTTAAACTACCAGAATATAAGAATCAAATGACAATCGATATGATTGCCAGTGCAATAGACACAATGATTCCAATTCTTTCTACTAGGCCGCCAAAAATTGACGTTATATCCTATGGTCAATCTGAAGAAGACCGCCTAATTGCTGAAACGATGCAAGGTGTTTTAGATGAATTATGGACTGTAAGAGGTATGACCGATCTAATGCCGGAGTGGTTATTAGACTTTTTAGTGTATGGTACTGGTATTGTAAAAGTACATTTTCGTAACGAAGACGATATGCCAGACTGCGATGTAGTAGATCCTTATGCTTTCTATGTAAATCCTAGTGCTACTAAGATGGAAAATGCTGAATATGTTATTTATGCTGCTCCAACACCACTACATACTATTAGAGAAAAATATGAAAACGGCCACTTCGTGGCTCCAGAGAGTAAGCTTGGCGAATTTGAAGCGATGAAACTTTATCAAGAGTATGATCCTAATGAAAAACAAAGTCAAAAGGCAAAGTTAAAAACTGATACTGGTGGTCATTTTGTAATGGAAGATCACCAAGAGGCTTATAAAGAATTAGAACCAAGAGCACTACTTATTGAATGCTACATGAGGGATCCTAAAGATCCCAATAAGCTATTAATGACAACTGTTGCTAATAACGTGTTGTTATACGATGGTGAATATAAATATCCTTTCTTCAATCGTGATAATGGCTTACCGCATCCCTTCCCCTTCGTTACTCTAAAAAACAATGGTAGTGCTCATTCGTTCTGGGGTAAACCAGAGCCAAAAAGATTAAAAGGGTTGAATCTTGCATTAGACCAGATTACATCTCAAGTACTTGATAATATTGCACTTACCGCTAATCCAATGTGGCTAGTGGATGAGACATCTCAAGTTACAGACCAAATTACAAATAGGCCCGGATCTATTATTAGGAAGAAGGGGCCCGGTTCAGTACAGATGCAGAATCCAGCTAGTGTACCCGGATATGTATTTAATTTTTATAACTTACTAACCGATGCCTTTGAGGTAGTATCTGGTATAAATCCAAGTTCGCAAGGAAGAGCAGATACTAATGTTACATCTGGTGTACAAGCACAGATAATGAAACAAGCTGCAAGTACTAAGATAGAATATAAGGCTCGAGTTATTGATAGGGGTATACAGACATTAGGACAAATGTGGCTTATGATGTTTTTAAATCTAGGAAATAAAATACACTGGGTTTCTGTTACAGATCCCGATGGTGTTTCCGAGATGAGAGATGTTATTGGTGCAGCATTTAAAGACCGAAAGATGGCAGTAAGAGCTAAAGCTGGTTCTATGTTACCAGAAAATAGGCAGTTTTTAGAAAACAAGATTTTACAATTAGCTCAAATGGGTGCATTAACAGACCAAGAATACATACTTGAACATATGGAACTTCCCGGCAAGGAACGTCTGTTAAGAAAGTTGAAAGAGCAAAAGGAAGCTCAAGCTCAAGCGATGCAAGAGCAGCAAGGTATGGCCGATATGGGTAATGATCCAGAGGCCATATTTGAGCAATTACAATCAAACCCAGAATTAGCACAACAAATGCAAGGACAATTAGGACTTGAAGAAGCCTAAATCAAAAGGTGGTAGGCCTAAAACTGGCTGGGGAGATGCAATACGTAAGCATCCAGCCGTTCCTAACGTCATAGATAAGATTTTTACGGCTGCTATGGATGATACAGATGATAGGCAACCAAATGCTTGGAAGTTGTTAATGGATCGAATAGCACCACAATTAAAGGCTGAAACAGTCACTTTAGACACTGATAGCAGTGTAAAAGGTGTGATTGTACTGCCAGAAAAGAAACCGATCGAAGTTGCGGAGATAAAAGAAGAAAAAGTTCAAGCGAAGGCTTGATTGAAATTGGAATAAACTGCAAACTGAGAGGAAATAAAAATGGAAAATATCAATACGGCAGCTAACATATCCGCAGAGGAAAAAGCTGCATTGATGGAACAAGGATTTACACCAGCCGATAACTTTAATGAAGTTAAAGGCGAAGAATTATCAATGGCTCCGGCACTCAATGAGAGTGCATCAGAGGCTAATGCAAGCCAATCTGTAGAATCGGAGAAACCTACAGATAGTATGCAGACCAAAGAGGTAGTACCAGACAATTATAAGTTTGGTGACAAGGAATATAGCCAAGAACAAATAATGGCTGCCTTGGATGATCACTCGAATAAGGAAAAATGGCAAAAGTCATATACCGAGAGGGACCAAGAACTCGCAGAACATCGTAAAAACCTAGATTCAGAACTTTCTAAAATAAAGGCGATACAACAAGACGAGAAATTGATGGACACATTAAAGGATTTCCTTGGAGATGATCATCCAT